CATACTACCTCAGTTGCTCATTGGTTAGAAGAGGATGACTTCAGAAAGAATGGTGGAGTTATGAATCATGAGACTGTTGAGTCAATGGGCAAGCGCAACAAACCTTTCACAGTTGATTATACTGGTTTCGGTTGGGTATTAATTAAGAAGGGTGTCTTTGAGAATATGGAATATCCTTGGTTTGCTCCTAAGATGCAAGTCTTTGAGTCAGGTGGAGTTCAAGATATGTGTGGTGAGGATGTATCTTTCTGCCTAGATGCTAAAGAAGCAGGTGTGGAGACATGGTGCGACCCTCGCATACGTGTAGGTCATGAAAAGACTAGGGTAATTTAATGGCAAAAGCAACTCAAGGGGCATGGGGAACCGTCAAACTCGTCTCGATGCCCAAAAAAACTCGTCAAGGACGTTCGGCAAACACACTCCTATCCGCAACTTCTCGCAATAAAGCAAAAAAGAAGTACAGAGGACAGGGAAAGTAAATGAAAAACCCTTGGATTCACAAAAAAGGCAAATCTGTATTGGATAAAAGGTCAAAACAATACAAGGGTAAAAAGAAAAAAGGTAAAAAGAAATGAAAGGAGGGAGAAATCCCTTCTTTTTTATTGTTAAATAGTAAAAACATACTAAAATTATGGAAAACTCCAAGAAAAAGATGCTAAGAGAGGTTTCACATGACCGTCTTACTCCCAAAAAACGTGATGATTTAGTACAAAGTGAAATATTTGGAGATTTTGAAGAGGATGAACTTGAATATGACGATCAAACTATGATTATTTGAAACAATCGTTTGCAATCCTTAATAAATAAAAGATAATCGCTGTATTAGTGTGCCAATAGAAAGGGTTAGTCAAAGTTTTAAGGACATTAGTATGACATTTCAGTCTAATCCACTGAATTCTGACCTTATTGCGATTAAAAATGAAAGTGCAATTGCTCGTTCTATACGAAATATTGTTTTTACAAAGCCTGGAGAGAAGTTTTTTAATGCATCTTTTGGTTCTAGGATAACCGAATCTCTATTTGAGAATATAGATGATGTAAATGCAACTCTCATTGAGGATGAAATTCGTGAATCCATTGATCTTAATGAACCACGAGTCGAATTGAATAGTGTAAAAGCTTTTCCTAATTATGATCTTAACAATTTTGATGTAATAATCGCATATGATGTTGTAGGTACAGAAATTCCAACACAAGAATTACAGTTTGTTTTGCAGTCTAGTAGATAAAAATGCCATTAGCTAATTTTTCTAACTTGGATTTTGACCAAGTTAAGTCAACTTTACAAGAATATCTTAAATCCAACTCGAATTTTACTGATTACGACTTCGAGGGATCTAATCTTGCGACGATTTTAGATGTTTTGGCATATAATACTTACATTACATCTTATAATGCGAACATGATCACCAATGAGGTGTTCATTGATACTGCAACTTTAAGAAAAAACATCGTTTCATTGGCAAGAAACATAGGTTATGTACCCCGTCCAAGGCAAGCAGCAAGAGCAACAGTATCTTTTACTGTAGATACAAGTGGAGTTCAACCATCACCTGCCACTTTAACCTTAAAAAAAGGTCCAGTAGCAGCTTCAGCAGCAACTTTTGCTGGACAATCTTTTGTTTTCTCAATTTTGAACGATATAACAGTCCCTATAAGAAATGGAGTAGCAACATTTAATGATGTTGAGGTTTATGAAGGAACTTTATTAACTCAAACTTACACATATTCAGCAAGAATACCAAATCAGAAATTTATTTTACCAAATGCTGGTGTTGATACTGATTTAATTACAGTTTTAGTAAATCCAACCGAAGCATCAGCAACAGAAACAAAATATAATTCACAAGATAGTCTTTTTGACGTAAAATCCGAATCAAAAGTTTATTTTTTACAAGAAATTGAAGATGAAAGATATGAAATATTTTTTGGAGACGGAATTTTTGGAAAAGCACTTGAAGATGGTAATTTTATTACAATTAATTACATTACTTCTCATGGAGATGCTGCAAACGGAGTAAGTTCCTTCAATTTTGCAGGAAAACTTGAACATACACGTAGTGGTTCTACTTATAATGTAACAACTGGCATTTCTTTGTTAACAACTGGCATTATTGCTAATGGTGGGGAGACAATTGAGTCTGTAGAGTCTATTAGAAAGTTTGCTCCTCGAATTTATGCGTCTCAAAATAGAGCAATTACTGCAAATGACTATGAAGCTTTAGTTCCTGGTAAAATTTACCCAGAAACGGACTCAATTTCTGTTTTTGGAGGTGAAGATCTTATTCCACCCCAATATGGAAAAGTTTTTCTTAGCATAAAACCAAAAAATGGAGATTTTCTTCCAAATTTGGTGAAAGAGCAAATAAAAATGAAGTTGAAAAAGTATGCTGTAGCAGGAATAGTCCCAGAAATCCTTGATTTAAAATATCTTTATCTAGAAGTTGATTCAAAAATATATTATAATACAGGTCTTGCAGAATCTGCAGCATCTGTATCAGATCTTGTTGTAAATAATTCTAAAAAATATGCTGATTCGTCAGATATGAATAAGTATGGTGCAAGATTTAAATATAGTAAATTTTTAAATATTATTGATCAAAGTAGTGAATCAATAACATCTAATATTACTACAATTAATATGAGAAGAGATATAAGAGCAGTTTTAAATTCTTTTGCTGAATATTCAATTGGTTTTGGTAATGAAATTCATATTAAGAAAATGAGTGGATATAATATCAAATCCACTGCTTTTAGAATGGCAGGAATAATGGCTGATGTTTATATAGCAGATCTACCAAATACTAATAGAGTGAATGGAACATTATTTTTATTTTCTGTACCTTCATTAGATTCACAATCTCCTGTTATACGTAAAAGAAATGTTGGAACGATTGATTACAAGAGTGGAGTGGTTACTCTTCATCCTATTAACATTCAATCAGGAATGATTAAAGATGGGCAAACAGTTATTGAAATTTCTGCGTGTCCTGCCTCTAATGATGTTATTGGATTACAGGATCTTTATTTGCAACTAGATATTAGTAACAGTATATTTGATCCTATTGTTGATGAAATTGCTTCTGGACTAGATCCTTCTGGTTCTAACTTTATTACTTCATCAAGTTATGCTAATGGCAATTTAGTCCGTCCTGGAGGTCGTAATAGTGGAGGTAATTCAACAACAGCTACTAGAGCACCTTTAACAACTACAACTACAACTTCATCAACTTACTAAGATAGAAAAATTATAAAATGTCTACAAAAAAAATTCAGTTTAACAACATAGTTCAAAATCAACTACCTCAGTATGTTATAGAGGAGTATCCATTAGTTGTTGATTTTTTAAAATCATATTATCAAGGACAAGAGTATCAAGGTGGACCAATAGATTTGGTTCAGAATATTGATAGTTATACGAAGGTTGACAATCAAGTTGGTCTTATTGAAAATGTTGGATTGGGTGCTTCAGTAGATATTAATAGTGAAATAATTCAAGTTGATATGAAAAACAATCCAACAGGAACTCTTGGGTTTCCTGATTCTTATGGATTGATAAAAATTAATGATGAAATTATTACATACACTGGTATAACTACTTTTGCATTTACTGGTTGTATTAGAGGATTTGCTGGTATTACTTCATATAAAAGTCCAACCAATCCTGAACAATTAGTTTTTGAAACTACTGATGCAGATGAGCATAGTAAAGGTGATACTATACAAAATCTAAGTTCTCTTTTCCTCAAAGAGTTTTTACTTAAAACTAAACATCAACTTATTCCAGGATTAGAAGGAAAGAAGTTATCTTCTAAATTAGATCAAAATATTTTTATAAAACAATCAAAAGATTTCTATTTAAGTAAAGGAACTGATAGAGGTTTTGAAATTTTATTTAAATCTTTATACAATGAAAATGTAAAAATTATAAGACCTTCTGAGTTTCTTTTTACACCATCTAACGCAAATTATAAAATTACAAAAGATTTTGTTGTAGAACCAATTGTCGGAAATCCAAAGAATCTTGAATTATCTACATTATATCAAGATGCGTATTTGGATTATAGTATTGAAAAAGCATATGCTCCTATAACACATGTTGAAGAAATTAATGTTAGTGCTGGCACAACATTTTACAAATTAAGTATAGATGCAGGATATAATAAAGATGCTAGGGTAGAAGGTGCTACATATGGAACGTTTATCACTCCCCCTAGAACCAGAGTCATTGGAGAAGTGGGGGCAGGTATTACTGTTGTTGATGTAGATTCAACTGTTGGATTTGGAACCACTGGAGAATTGCATTTTACATATATTGATAATACTGTAGGTGTTAGTTCATATACATCTAAAAATTTAACTCAATTTTTTGGACTTAGTGGAATTGGTAAAACAATACTGAGTGGTTCGACTATTGGTATCAACACTTTTTCATATGGAAAATCTGTATTAGATCAAGATGAAACTATTGAAGTAAGAATTACATCAGTTATTGATGGTATTGAATATACAGATGAAAATTGTCTTTTTGATACAGGGGATGTTATAAAGATAAAAACTTTGGGAATTGGAGATACTGGATTTAAGTTTAAAGAATGGTTTTATAATATTGCTGCTGTATATCAAGTTGATAGTATTTCTCTTAAGGATGCTTCTGATTTTACTTATGAAATTGTATTAAAAACTGATCATGATTTTAAAGTAGGTGATAAATCGGTTGCTATTTTAGTTGGTAGTGATGGTCGCAATTTACCAGTATCTGATATAACACAATTAACATCCTCTAAGTCCTTTATAGTTAAAGGGCAAGGTGAAATTAATACAAATTTAGATTTTAAAATAGAGAGGCAAATATTAAAGACCAATGCTATAAATTTCCCAGAAGCTTCTGTAAATAGCACAAATATACAAAATGTATATAAAGAAAAAGAATCGGAAAAAATACTTATAGCATCTTCTTCTATTCCAACATATGGATCTCAATCATTAGGTGTTAATGATGGAAAAATTGTTTTTAGTGGAAGTTTTAGTGGAGATGAATATGAAATTGTAACTAACTCAACCACAACCCCCTCTGGAGTCCCTATTTTTGATCACGGTCTTTATACGGGAGATGCAGTTTATTATACACCACAAATAGTTAATGATGCTTATGTAGACCCTACTAGTGGCACTTCTATAGACAATTTTGTTGTTAAATCATCTTTAATGGATGAGGGTCTTTATTTTGTTAAAAGAGTTAATAATACAACATTAAAATTTTCTAAGAGTGGATCTGATCTTTATACTGGAAAGTTTATCAATATTGATGAGGATGGTTCAAGAAGTGGTATTGTAACTGACAATGTATTATCTCCATTTGATTTTAACAATAAAACTTTAAAATCCCAAAAAATATTAAGGGAAATCTGTCCACCAGAAAATAGTGGAACTGTATTTGAAACTACTCCTGGAAAGACTGGTATATTGGTAAATGGTGTAGAAATTTTAAATTACAAATCATTTGATCAAGTACATTATGGAAAACTTGAGAGTGTAGATGTCCTTTCAGGAGGAAGGGATTATGATGTAATTAATCCACCTTTCTTACATATTAAAGATTCTGTTGGAACGGGAGCTACTGGATATACAGCAGTATCTGGATCTTTAAGAGAAATGAGAATTCTTGATCCTGGATTTGATTATAAAACTCCACCATCAATAAAAATTACAGGTGGTAATGGATCAGGTGCTCGTGTTTCTGTAAATATGAAATCTATTGAGCATTCTGTTTCTTTTGAATCAGATTCTCCTAGAATAGGTTTGGGTACAACAGGTAGTTTAGCATCTACAATTGGATTTACTACTTTTCATAAGTTTGAGAATGCGGAAGAAGTTTTATATGTTACTGACAATCAGCAGGTCATAGGTGGATTAACTACTAGTTCAACCTACTTTGCTGCAGTGGTTGGAACTGGTGGAACCACCATAAGGCTTCATAAAAATGAAGCAGGTGTTCTTGCAGGGATTAATACAATTACATTAACTTCTGAAGGAGTAGGAAAACATTCTATAAAATCTTTAAATAAAAAATCAGTAGTTGAATCTATTAATATAATTTCTGGTGGAAGTGGATATCAGAACAAAAAGAGAACTGCTGTTCCTGCAGGTATAAACACTGCTTTAAATTGTATTGAAATTAAAAATCATGATTATCAGTCTGGAGAAATTGTTAATTATACTTGTAACGGAACTCCAATATCAGGTCTCACAACTGCTACTGATTTCTACGTAACTAAAAAGGATGATGATAGTTTTTATCTATCAAGTGTTGGAGTAGGAAGTACTGCCAGTGATTTTTATTATAAAACAAAACAATATAGATCCCTTACTAATATTGGTGTAGGAACTCATAATTTTAATTATCAAGATATTTCTATAAGCATTCTTAGTGATGTTGGTATTTCTTCAGTAGGATCTGAGACTTTTGAACTTAAAGTTCAACCAATAATTAGGGGTGAAATAACATCAGTTCATTTATCAAATAATGGTGTTGGTTATGGAGCATCTGAAATTATTAATTTTATTAGAGAACCAGAAATAACTTTTTTATCTGGATCTGATGCACAACTTACTCCTGTTATTTCAGATGGTAAAATTATTCAAGTCATTGTAGAAAATGAAGGTATTAATTATAATGCTCCACCAAATTTACAAATAAATGGAGATGGTAGAGGATGTGTATTAACTCCTGTTTTAAAAATAGTTGATCTTAATGGAAATTCTTCATCCGTTGGGATTGGAACCACTATTAATTATATTTTAGAAGGTGTCAATGTAATCGAAAACGGTGCAGGATATAGTGAAAATGATACATCTATTGATGTAATTAATACAGGAATAAATGTTAAAATTCGTGCAAATATTCAAGAATGGAATCTTAATCTATTTGAAAGGTATTATCAAACTCAACAAATTCCAGAAGATGATGGAATTATAAAAGATGGCACTTTTGACTTACAATATACTCATTTATATGCTCCTAGAAAATTAAGACAAACTGTTTATGCCT